GTCAATTTTGGTTTGATACAACTGTTTCACCGCCAGTATTAAAAATATATGACGGAACAAATTGGCAAGTAGTAAATGCACCATATGAAGGAAATACTGCACCATCAACTCCATATATAGGTCAATTATGGTTTGATACATCGGTTAATCCACCAGTATTAAAAATATACGATGGAACAAATTGGCAATCGAATGTAAGTAATGCAGATAAATTAGATGGGCAAGAAGGAAGTTATTATTTGAATAGAGCTAATCATACGGGAACGCAACCACCAAGTAGTATAAGCCCTCAAGGTAGTGGCAGTGGATTAAATGCTGACAAATTAGATGGGCAAGAAGGAAGTTATTATTTAAATAGAGCTAATCATACGGGAACGCAACCACCAAGTAGTATAAGCCCTCAAGGTAGTGGCAGTGGATTAAATGCTGATATGTTAGATACTTTTCATGCAAGTTTGACACCTGGTCCGAATGTGATAGTTCCTTTGAATGCAAGTGGGTTTTTGGATTTGAGTGCGACTTATGTAAAGAGTAATGTTTATACTTTTAGAAGAGTAGATTTGACTAATGCGACAAGTGATTATAATTTGCAAGTTGGAGAAGAAGCTTATATAAGTTTTACTAATGCTACAAGTGTACCATTGCGGATAGCGACGCAAAGTGGGACTATGTATGAGATGGATGTAATTTCATCAGCTAATGTAGGAACTTCTGGAGCTACTTCAAGTCCTACCTATTTAAATCCAAATAATACTACTTATTCAAATGCTTTTACTTATGTAGAAGTTTATGTAACTTTTGGAGCTTCTGGACCAGGATATAGCACGGTTACTTATAGTTCTTTTAGAATAGGTTGGGGATATTCTGATGAGAGAGTTTATTTAGTAAATTTTACTAATCATAAAACTGTTAGAGGAATAAATATAGCGACAGGACAATCAAATGCACCTGTAATGAATTGTTATGTAAGTCAGTGGAATGATACAACAACAGCTTGGACATCTTTAGGAACATTTGTTTTTCCACAAGCGATGAGTGGAATAATTTTAGTCAGGAGGTTAGCATAATGAAAGTATGGGCGTATATTCATCCACAGTTAAATATACTTTGTTGTGCATTATTACCTGAGGCAATTCCTGAGGGGGTTCAAGCGATAGAATTTGATGTAGAAAGTCCTGATGATGTAATTTATGATGGGACACAGATTAGGTTAAGAACAGATGCAGAGAAGTTGCAAGAAGTAAAGCTAAGAAAGTTATCTGAGTTGAAGAGTTATGTAGCAGGTTTGCTTGCCCCGACTGATTATATAATCATTAAGATAGCAGAGGCTCAAGCAATTGGAGATACAAATCAAGTTAATGCTCTTAAGCAAAAATATTCAGTCCAACTCCAGCGGAGAGAAGCAATTAGGCAATGGAATGAGCAGACTAAGCAAGCAATAAATAATGCACAGAGTTTAGATGAGTTGAATAGTATTGTAATTCAGTTTAATGGATAAGGGAATATATGGCATTAGTAAAGAGAATTTTACAGAGTAGTAGATTGATTTGGGCAATATTTGGTAATGATGATAGCCCTGAGCCACCTGATTGGTTTATGCCAAATAGGAATGAAAACTTGAGAGAGTTTATATGGTTTTTTATTAGGAACCCGCTTCATAATTTTGATACAAGGGTAATAGGGACATTTAATTATCCATCTGAATGGCGTGTTTGGTCTAGTAAGAGGAGTTGGAATTTGATTTTGCCGTTTTTCAGTTATAGAGGAAAGAGGATAGAGTTTTATATAGGATGGAGACCAAAGACGCTTGATAATGGGGATATGGTTCAGATGTTTGGAATTGCGTTGAGGAGGAGAAAAGATGCCTAAACAGCTCGATGATTGTGTGAAGCGGGTAATGCGAAAAGGGCATACAAAATCTGAAGCATATGCGATATGAGCTAAGTCTACTGGCTGGGTCAGGGGACCTGGCGGTAAGTGGGTTAAGAAAAAGAAAAGGGGGAAAAAGTGAACCCAGAGACAATAGTTTATTTATTGATTGCTGGGTGTCTTGGTATATTGTTTAAGATAGTTTGGGATTGGTTGGTTGAGTTAAAACAACCTGATAATATAAAAGAAGTTTGTCGGCAACGGATGGATATGTTTGATGATGAAATTGGTAGGTTGTATGAACGATTAGAAAAAATTGAAGAGAGATTAGAAATAACATTAGAAAAAATCAACAGAAAGATAGATGAGAAATTTGAGCTGTTAATTAAAATGTTAACTCAAGAGCGGTCTTAGGAGGATATAGATGAACAAGTATTTACAGCAATTTGGTTGGCATTGGGTGATAATAGTTTTGGGTTTGGTGTTTTTTATAACAGGGCTAAGTGGTTTCTTTTTTGAACCATTTCAGTTTGTAGTTAAGAAAGTATTTCTATTGTCTTTATGGTATGTGTTTGCTTATTTAACAAGATTGATTAGAATAGGGCATATAGATTGGGGGAACGATGAATGGGCTAAGAGGGCATATTATCTTGCTATTTTGCTTGGTAGTGCTTGGATTGTGGCAAGTGGCTAATGCCTCTGAATGTTATAAGTTGGTGCCTAAAGTGAGACAGGCATCGGAGTTTATATTAGGTTTAGATTATCCTTATTGGTATAATATGGGACAGATAGAAACGGAGACTAATTGCATATGGCGGACTTCTTTAGATGGATGGGGTTCAGTAGGTTATGCCCAATTAACAGAGAGATTTTTGCCTTGGCTGAATGTGATGTTCTCGAATTGGAAGGTGAAGGGGCATATAGACCATTTTATGGCTCAGGCATATTTAATCAAACAGTTGATTAGTCAAGTGCGTTGTAAGAAGCTTTGGTGTGTGTATCAGTGTTATAATCGGTCATGTTGGAAGATTAATAGGGAAGCAGGGCAAGCTGGTTGTATATGGGGGAGGGCATTTGAGTTGTGTAATGAGAAGTTTGCGGAGAGTATTTGTGTATGGAAGCGGGCAGGGCAATGTTTGCAGTGGCGGACAAGTTGTGATATTAATTATCAATATGGCTACAAAGTTTGGAGAAATGGATTAAAATATAAAGAAGGAATAACAGAACGAACTTATAAATATTGGTAGGAGGTAAAAAATGGCTATACAAAGTTGGTATGAAGTAATGTTAAAAAGTTTTTTTACTCAACAGATTTTAAAACATTATGCTTTAACAATCAATAATGCAACAAAGATACAACCGCAAGATCTAAGAACTAATCAAATTGTTATTATGAATAATTCAAGTAATCCTATTTATTTAGGGGCAGATGCAACAGTATCTGCTTCTAATGGATTTCCAATTTTACCAAGTGAAGCAATAACTTTTGTTTGCGATAGTTCTTTTTCATGTTATTTGTATGGTAGTAATCAGGAGATAAGAGTTTTAGAATTATTATAAGGGAGGTGTAATGTTATGAAATTTTTAAGAAAATTATATTCTATTATTACAGGTGCTTTAACTGTAAAAGGCAATATAAATATTCAAGCAGATAGTAATGCTTCTATCGGAACGGTTGATAATTATAGTTTAAGTTTAAGGACGAATAATACAGATAGAGTTGTTATTACAAGTAGTGGTAAAGTTGGAATTGGAACAAGTGCGCCGAGTTATACTTTAGATATAAGCGGTAGTTTAAGAACAAGTAGTTCTGCAACATTAAATGGGTTAACTGTATCTAATGGTTTTCTGACTAATGCATATATTGCTCAGAATACATGGGCAATTGGTGTGTTGGGAAGTTATAATGGAATAGGATTAAGTATAAATCGTTTATTAGGTGCAACTTGTGGGCGTTATACAATTACAACAACCAATGTTTCAAATGTTAGCGGTGCTTTTGATGGTTTGTATGAATATCCATATGCTTCAATTTCAGCTGGAGTAACTGGAACTTTGGAAATTGATTTCAATCCGCAGCTTAATTGGACAGCAAATCAGGTAGGTGGTTTTTCTTATGGACAAGGGATTTTAGTGATTTCTTTCTATTATACTAATTATGCTACGAATATTCAAGTTGATTGGTATAGATACGATACAAGTTCTGGTAGTGATATATGGGAGACTATTTATTCTACTACTTCAAATAGTAGTAATCCTGTCCTTATCTATACGCCTTCTAAAACTTATATAAAAAAGCTCCGTATAACGCTTAGTAATCCAAATACAACTGTATATATAACTGAAATTGAATGGTTCCCTTATAGGGAAAATGCCCCCAGTGGGCAAAGTTCTAATATGTCTTTTTCAAATATTCCTAAGTATAGTATTGATAATGTTGATGTGGGGATACCTCAGTTATCCTTTAGAGATACGACTTGGGCAACAAAAGCATTAATAAAAAATACAGGTGATGCTTCTTTCTTAGGTAATATTGGAATAGGAACGACAGCCCCTTCAGCAAAATTACATGTAAGTGGTGATACAATTATAAGTGGTGCTTTTTCTACTAAAGTAACTACGATAACTGCTAATACAACTCTTGATAATACTTATCATATAGTTTTAGCTAATGCTACAAATGGTGCAATAACAATCACATTACCAAGTGCATCTACTTGTTCAGGAAGACAATATGTGATTAAGAAAATTGATAGTTCTACAAATGCAGTTACTATCGCACCTCAGTCAGGACAAACTATAGATGGACAAACAGGTATAAATATTACAACGCAAAATGATTTAAGAAGAATAGTATCAAATGGTACGAATTGGTATATTATTTAAAAACTTAAGGAGGTGGTAGAATGGCTGAAATAACAGTTGTAAGATTAGAGCAATATCCGCCTGATGAACCTACAGGATGGGCTGTAGGGTTTAATGTAGTGTGTAGTAATGGAAGAAGTTTTTATATTGATACTGTTATTGGATTTGATAAAGCAAAAACAGATGAAGAAGCAGTGAATATAGCTTTACAAGATTTAAAAGAAACGATACAAAATAGAGTAAATGAATTGGAGAAGAAGCCTGCATTAATAGGAACAAAGTTAACTTTATAATTTTGCAATGAATTACAAAAAAGTTAGTTTATTTTTTCTTGGGTTAATTTTGATATTTGGTTTAATTTTTATCATTTGGCGTGGACATAGAGAAAATACAATTTTAAAACAAGCTTTACAACAGCAAAAGCAGATGATTAAGCAGAAAGAAGAACAGATACAGCAATTACAAGAGCAATTAGAAAGTTTACAGAAGGAGCAAGTATTGAGGGAAAAAAGGATTGTAATTTTAAAGCAAAAACGAGGGCAGATACAGAAACCAAGGACTATTGATGAATTGGTAAAAGAATTTAAAGATTTAGGTTATGATGTGGTGGTGAAATGAAGCATGTAGTAAGTTTATCAGGCGGGAAAGACAGCACGGCAATGTTGCTTATGATGTTAGAAAGAGGTATGCCAATAGATTATGTTGTTTTTGTAGATACGACTAAAGAGTTTCCTGAGATATATGAGCATTTGGAAAAGCTTGAAAGATACATTGCACCTTTAAAAATTACACGGCTAAAATTTGATTATGATTATTATTTCTTTGAGCATCAGAAAAGTAGAGGTAAAAATATTGATAAGAGAGGTTACAGTTTTCCGTCAATTCAATCGCGGTGGTGCACATCTAAGAAAAGAGATTTAATGGCACAATTTTTAAATTCATTACAAGATGATTATACTATTTATGTTGGAATTGCTTATGATGAAAAGAAGAGAGCAAAGCCTAAAAAACATTATAGATATCCTCTTGTAGAATGGGAGATAACAGAAAAGCAAGCACTTGAGTATTGTTATTCAAAAGGTTTTGATTTTGGTGGGATATATAGCAAAATTTCACGGACTTCATGTTATTGTTGTCCACTTGTGGGGATTGATAAATTGAGAGCTATTTATACATATTATCCTGAGCTTTGGGAGAAAATAAAAGAAATGGAGAGCAAAACTTGGAGAAAGTTTAAGCCCGATTTAAGTATTTTTGAAATAGAAAAACAATTTGAATTGGAGAAACGCAATGGTAAACTATTGCATTATGAAGCGGTTATTAAGTAGTTTATTAGTATGTTTATTTTTAGCAAGCCAAGCGTACGCGGTTGATATCTGTATACCTGAAGAGCAAGCTAAGCAGGTAATAGTAGAATTGAAGCAAAAGCGAGTATTAGAGCAAGAGGTTCAAGAATATGAAGGATTGATTGAAAATTTGAAGAAGCAGAATGAAATCTTGAAGGAGCAAAATCAGTTATTGAAAGAACAAATAGAGCTTTATAAAAATCAGAGACAGTTGTATGATACAGCGTTGAAAGAATGCGAAAAGAAATCAAAAGTGGGATTAATTGAGAAGGGTAAATATTTAGGGATTGGTGTTTTGTTAGGCATATTAATTTGGGTGGTTAAGTAAATGTTTATTATAGCACCGTTAAAGGAAGCGACTAATTTAATCAATGGAGCGTATAGTGGACTAATTAGTAAAGTTCTTCCTACACAAGTTTATAAGTATGGGTATTTGATTTACAATATTAATGGAACAGCAACTATAACAATTAAAGTATCGACGGACAATGTAAACTGGTTGCAAGTTTATTCTCAAACGATTAGTAATACATCAGGCTCACAGACTATAGAATTGATAGGTTTATTTGTTAAGATAGAGATTGATGCTAATGTAAGTGCAGGAAGTTTTGTATCGTTTGTTAGATCATCAATCTAATTCAAGGATTTCGAGCATTTTTTGGAAGTTTTCGTAGTTTTCTTTCAAGGTATCGTATCCAATTTTTAGGTCTGGAGCTATGATTGTTTCTTCAATTTTTTTGACCTGTTCTTCAAGTTCTTCATAGTCTACCAAATAATTTGAGTATAAAACAATACATCCAACGGTGGAATAACCCTTGATGGCGTAGAATGTAAGATCCTTTTGCACCTTAGGTTTATAATAAGTTTGTAGAGCAATGAAGTGTTCGAAGATGTATTTATCTTTAAAAGTGATTGGCACAAAGGTTTGTTCGGCTAATGGTAAGGATATTGGTATAACATAGATATATTCAGCTTTAGGGATAAGTGGGATATTGTTTCGGATAGCTTGATAGATGTTAGAATAGAATTTCAAATAAGCGGTGCCTAAAGGTAAGGCAAGTCTCATGCAGATATCAATTAAGTAAGGTTCAGTTTCTCCTTTGACTTTAATTTCTTCGGTTGAGAAGAAGCCTATATATTTCATTTGTTGTAAGAGGGTATCACACATTCTAAGATTAAGAGCCCATGGTTTCATTAAGATGTCTTCTTTTCTTTTGACAACCTTAGCAATGTAAGAATTTTTGCTTTGTTCAATTCCTATAGTAAAGGGTGGTTCAATACCATTTCCAAGGCACAAACAATCAATTCCAAATTCAATTTCAATGTCAGATAAAATTTCTTCTTGGTAGTAATCGATGTCTTTAGCAAATTGTCCAGCGGTTTGGATGAGTTTCTGTTTATAGAATTCAAGCTCATATTGGTTCCTAATAATTGCACTTTCAAAGGAATTCCTATAAATTGGGTCAACTTTGGTAATTGCTGGATAGTTTAGTTTATCAAAGCTTACCACACGATAATTTGGAACTTTAGGCATTAATTGTTTTTGGAATAAACGGTTATTTTCAAGCCGAGCTTCTACTCCAGCACCGAAAACATCAATTTTTAATTGCTTAAATAATTCGATAAGGAAACCAAAGTAGCAATCAAGCGTTATAACTTTATCAATTTTACTAAAAATTTCTGGTGGTAAATCAGTTAGTATTTGAACATTTTGAATATTTCTACCAAATGCAAGGTCTTCCATATCTGGGAATGCACTAATAAAATCAGCAAATAAATAAACCTCTTCATGCTTGGCAAATTCTTCAATGTATCCACAATCCATTCCAGTCGTTAACCATAATACAGCCATTATGCTACCCCTTCATAAAAGAATTTAACTCCTTGCTTATAATCTTCAATCAATAAATCTGCATATGGAGTTAACTCATCCTGAATGACCCCAAATTTGCGTAAGAGATTGATAATATAATTATACTCAAAATAATTCAACCGACCAAAGCCGAGGTAATATGTTTTATTACCATCTCGTAATTTAAATGAAAGGCAGAAGGGTTTATGAGGATCCTGTAGTATTTCTAATCGATGTTTGTTATCTCGGATGAATTCAGCAATGGCTAAAAGGTAATCTTCATTATCGGATCGTAGAACTATTACATCGCCTTCCTTTATACCAATGATCATGTTTTTATACTTAAGAAGGGCTCGTTTTTGATTGATATTATGGAAATCGGATGTCTCAATTAATTCAGGTATTGATGTAGCAGGAATAATTTTTTTATCCATCAACTTAATAATATACTTGTTTTTACGAGAAGTCAAGTTATAATTTAACTCAAAATGCTACAATTAGCACTTTCACCAATTCAGGAAAAGATTTGGGAATTATTTTTCAATTCGGATTATCGATGGATTGTATCGGTTGGTGGTAAAGGTTCTGGTAAGACACAGCTTGCTATTTTTATTCTGTATGAGTTATTGACCAATGAAAAGTATCGTGGGTCTCGTATTCTTATTGCTCGTGAAAGCTTGAGAGATTTGAGGAATACTTTAGTTGCAGGGCTTGAGCGATTGTTAGCAGAAAATCTATATCTTAAATCTCTTATCACAACGAATTTAAATTTGCAAGTAATAAGGAATGAAGCGACAGATGTAGAAATCTATTATTTATCTCTCAATGAAAAAAATGCTCAATATAAGTCCGTGCTGTCTTATGAATTTAATGTGATAATTATTGATGAGGTTGATAGAATAAGTAGGGAAGCGTTTGTTGAAGTGAGTGAGCGTTATAGGTTGGTGCATGATTTTTCAAAAGGTATGTTAATACTTAACCCATGTTCGCAGGAGCATTGGTTGTATAAAGAATTTGCTGAAAAAACCCGTGAGGATACTTATATTATTCGGTCATCTACTTATGACAATTATTTGATAACTCGGGTAAGTAAGAAAGAATGGGAAGAAATGATACCATATAGTTATGGAGGGAAAGAGTATTTTGTAAGCAATAACATTAGGTATGAGAAGCTTTATGAGATAGGGGATATGGTGATTGCTAAGCGGTTTAATGTGTCTCATTCTTTCATAACTGAGATGGAGATGAAGCCATTAGGTTATAGGAAGATTATGCTTGATGGTGAGTGGGGAGCGTTTGATTATGGTGGTGGTTTATTTGATGATGTATTTGATGAGCAAAATATTATTACGATTGATAACCGATTGATTGACATAACATTTGATTATACACTTTATTGTGGAGTTGATTTTGGGATTAGGCATTCGGCATATGTATTGGTAGGGGTTGATTATTTAGGTAGGATTGTGATTTTAGATGATTATATCTCAGATAACCAACCGTTGAAGGTATTTATTGAGTATATGTTAGAGCGATTTAAAAAGAAGTTTAATATTAAACGACCACAGATGATAACTTATGTAGGGGATATTGCAGGAAAGAATAGAGAGATATATGATGGGTATGATTTGTTTACTAAGTTAAGAAAAGATTATGGTCTTGTTTTTCGTGGAAATCGTGTAAGAATAGTTGAGAGCATAGCTATGATAAAAGACTTATTAGAAAAGAAGAGGTTATTAGTTAGCGACCAAGCTCATAGGTCATTGGAAGGATTTTTAGGGAAATTTCAAGCTGACCATCATGGTAATTATAAAAAGGATGGATTTTATGAACATTTGCTTGATGCGATAAGATATGTTATAGTAGAGATATACAAACAAAGTAAGCCACAGAAGAGTAGATATTTGAAGACACCGACTTATGCATTCCCTACCAGTTATATTTAAGTTAAGCTTACCAAGGAATAAAATGTTTCGTATTGAGAAAGATATAAATAACTTTTTGAAGAAATTTGTCTTTATCAAAGCGTTTAAATTATATTGTCCTGTGATAAGGGGGTTACCTGATTTTTTAGTTGTTAAAGCAAAATATGATTTGCCAAGTGGATTTTATGAAGTTAAAAATTGGAATAATCGGTTAAGTGAGTATCAGATTAATATGTTAAATGTATTGAGTATGGCTTTTAATTGTGTAGTGGTGCAGTATAATAAGAAGGAGCATTGTTTATATTTTTATGAGTGGTTACCTCTTGACAAAGAAAATGAATTGATGTATAATATGACATAAGGAGGGAGAGATGGATCTGACCAAACTTTTTGAATGGTTAAAAGAACCTATTAAACTTGACAATCAAGAAGCAACTGAAATACAAGAACAAACGGAACAACCAATACAAGAACAAGAGGAGCAACAATTACAACAGCAACCACAGCAACAAATGCAAAGTCAACCAGAACAAAAATTCACGCAAGCAAATCAAACACCATTCCCAGGGGCGGAATATTTGACTAATGCAGATTTACATGATATAGCAGTCGGAAGGCAAAGATTTGTAGCTAAGTATGCTAATTTTGAGAATTTAAATAGTTTACTGCAAACAATTGAACCTATTGCTTATCGCCAGTATGTATTGGATATTCAAGCAGGAAGAAAGCAAGGAGACTATTATACATATCTTGAAAAGGCAAAAGATTTAACACTTGAAGCAACGAAGACATTAGCAGACCAATTAAAAAGACTACAACAGTATAATCCATATTATATACCTAACAAACAGCAAGGGAAACGACCTTATACAGTAAGGGATTTGATGAGGGATTATAAGAAAGCATTACCATATATAACGACAAAGTATCACATGATTTACCATATGGATGACCAGACCGTTGATCGGGGTAGATTAGATTTATCTACTCCAAGCGGTCTACCAATAGAAAAACAATAATAAGGAGGGATGAACCATGGCTGATTTCTTTTGGGGAGATTTAGGAGCTGAAGGAGGTAATATATCGGCAGCCAACTTTTATGATACTACAGATGCACGAGCTGTTATACGGACTGAATTATCCAAGGATTTATGGAAGATTACTTTTGCTTATTCGAACTTCAGGCGATATGTTGATAAGATTACTGGATTTTCTGAGAAGATGTCTGATAAATTTATGGTTCCGAAAGACCTCTTTAGACCTGAAGATGCATTATGGGATGAGGTAGGAGAGTTTGATGCTTTACCTGATTTTAATCTCAATTTTGGTAGGTTCTTAATTCAAATAGCTGAAAGAGGTAAACAGTTTAAGCATACTGAGAGAGCGGATTTATTTTCATTTGTAGATATTGATGGACTTGCAAGGGAGAAGTTTAGTCAAATTGGTGTGGCATCGATTGAAAGAGATTTGTTAATGAATGCGTTTGTTTATTTAGATGTTCTTGGAATTGCTCAATCTGGTGGTGATGTATACTATGAAACAGGAAAAACATTAGCATCTACTAAACAATTTATGAGAGATGTGGATGGAATATTTACCCCGATAACAATTACACAGGTAACTTATGATACAACTAATCATACTATCGATGGTAAATCTGCCTCTAATTTAACAATGTCTCATATTCTTAGGTTTGCTCAGATTTTACATGACCTAAATGTTCCTTCCTACACAGGAGATGGTTATGGCACTTATTTAGTAATAATTAATAAGCAAGCTGAGAATAGGCTTTTAACTGACCCAGTATTCTTCCAAGCTGTTACTTATTCTGGTGATGTTGAAAAGCTTTACAAAGGATATATTGGTTCCTTCTATGGACAGGAATTTGTGAGAGATGAGGGTAAATATATTGACAAGTTTGTTTGCTCATTAAATCCTGAATTACAGGGCAAAGCGATTTGTATCTTCTTAGGTAAGCAACCAGTGGTTGAAGCTGTAATTAGACCTGAGGCTGTATATGAAGAGAGACCTATGGACTATGGTCGGTATAAAGGAATGGCTATTAGAACTTATAGAGGAGAAAGCCCAACTTGGTTTAGTGCAGAGGGTCAGCCTGTAGGTGGTATTTTAGTGGCTGCTTAATGATTAATCCAATGAGCAAACAATGTGGACATCGAATGATGAATACATTCAACACATCTTAAAATTTGCGGGGGTTCCGTATGAGGAGCCCCTTTCACTTTCTACTTTCTACAATTCAGTTTACAAACCACTTTTTCAAGAAGCACTTTTAGAGATACAGAAGTTTATTAATTTTTCTTTTATGCGAAAAGAGGGAGAATTTGTTCTATCGGCTGGTCAATCATCTATTAATCTTAACTTATCAAATATCAAGTTTATTCAAGCAATTTTCCCTAAAGGTAGCAATAAAATTTTAGAGGGATTTGAGTATTCGAAGTATGCAGGGACGATGCTGGTAGGAGATCCTACGGCTTATTATTTTGATGATAATGCAATGACTATTTATTTTAATGCTACGCCAATTAATGATGTTGTTTATCGGGTGATTTATTATGAGTATGATTTAGATAGTGATCCACATCCTGTATTGAATGAAGCACCTGAAGTGTTAAAATATTTATATCTTGCTAAGCTTTATTTGCATTTAGGGGAATATGATAAATATGAGAATGCCTACCAAAAGTATATAGCGTTATGTAAGTTAGAGGATGGATTAGAGAAAATAAAGAAGACAAGGACGACATTACTAAAATTGAAGCATGGATATGAAGGCTGGTGGTAGATTGAGAAATTATATAACGAAGGAAGAGCTTGATAAATTTTTTGCTAAATCTGGGTATGATAGGATTTATATAACGAATTTAGTAGCGACGGATTGGGGGTTTGCGAGTTGGGATGTGGATGAGAGAGGGGATTTGATAGTGATGTCTCTTTATGGTGATGTTAAGTTATGGAAGGAATTTTTTGTAGGGTTAGCTAAGCAACTGGGGTTAAAGAATATTAAGTTTATAACGAAGCGAAATCCTAAGGCTTGGAGAAAATTGGTTGATGGTGTATATTTAGATGGGTATGTGTTAAAATATAAAGTAGAGGAGGAATAATATGGGTGATATTTTTGGTGGTGGAGATAGTGATACTACTGTAACATATGAAACTCCGCCTCAAGTATCTGAGCTTGCGAACCAAATTGTTGCTGAACTTCAAGCTTTAAGTCCTCTTGCTGAGCAAGCAGTTCCTGGTGTTCAAAGTGCTATACAACAATATATACAGCAATATCGAGATTGGTTAGCACGAAGTCCTGAGTTTTTTGAAGAGGCACAGGGGAAAATAGGAGAACTTACTGCACAAACAAAGCAACAATTACAAGATATATTTGAAGGCTCAGTGGAAAAAGCAGGTAGATTTTGGGATGAAGCAAGACAAACTTTATCAACAGACATTCAAGAAGCTGAAGAAAAAATTCCACAAATTTATGAACAAGCAAGAACACAAACTAAAGAATTAACACAAGAAGTTTTACAAGATGCTTTAAGGAATACAATAAGAAAATTAGCATTACAAGGACTTGTTAGTCAAACAGCAGGCACTCAAGCAATGGCTGAACAATTTAGGCAATATGAATATGAACCCTTACAAAGATTAATTGAAGCTGAAACTGGTGCAAAACAAAGATTACAAGAACAAGCTTTAGGGTATAAAACTGATATAGGAGAAAAGAAAGCTGGTGCCCAAGAAAGAATGTTAAGTGATTACGCAAGTAATATTGCTAAAACATTACAAAGTGCAATGACATTACAAGCAGGTATAACTGGGCAACAATTACAACATCAATTATCTTTACCAGATATTTATCGAGCAATTATGCAAGCACAACAACAATATGCACTTACTCCGTTTGAATTAAGGCGTTCTGTCCTTGGAACATTAACTGGTTCAGCTGGAACATTACAATCGTTATTCCCTGCGAATGCTACTCAATCAACAAGTGGCGGTATTAATCCAGTTTTTGGTGGGTTATTAGGAACGGCAGGGACTTTAGGTTTATTTAAGTTATTTGGTATTATTTAAGGGGGTCAGTAATGGCAGAAATGCAGGCATTAGATCCTTTATCTTTATACATGTTAATTAATGCTCAAATGTTTGGAAGGAACCCTTGGGATACGACTGCAGAAAGACCTACTACAAGAGATTTAGCAACTTTATCGGCTCAGAGAGCAAGTCCATATGGTAAGGTAACAATTAAGCAACCGAAGATGACTTGGAATGATTTTATTCAGGCAGTAATTTTGCCGATGGTATCGGATTTATTTACAGCAAGAGAATTGAAGAAGCCTATATTAGATGATAAAACAATAGATAGGTTAAAGAAGAATGTTCCTGATATAGAGAAATATTTACAGAAGGATGAAAAGACAGGTCAGTATAAGTTTACAAATATAGATGAGGCACCGCAAGCTGTAAAAGAGGTCTATAATAAAGTTAAAGAGATTGAAGAAGCAAGGCAAAGGATATTGAGTAATCCGAGGAATTTTTTGAGACCTGGTTTGTTATCTATAATGATGCAAAATCCGAATATAGCGAGCACTTTATTTGATGTCTCGGGGCAGATTGAGCAAAGCGTTAAAGCTGGTAAGAAAAAAGAAGCAATGCAGAATATAACGTCTAAAATGTTAGAAAAATTAGGAGTAGACAAAAAAGATTTAGAGGGATTAGATTGGGAAGATTTTCAATTATTAATATCAATTATTTTCAAAAACATTGCGAATTTAGTAGGCAATCTTAATCCGACAATAAAGACAGAAACAGGAGCTCAAAAATGAGCACTTTAATAAGTGATCCTTGGGATTATTTTATAGAAAATGCAATACCTTATCAAGGTAAAACTAAAAATCAGCAACAAAAACAACAACAAACTACACAACAAGTTAAACCAAAATCAAAACAAACAACTAAGAAAGCAACTACAAGTCAACAACAATTAAAACAAGACTTATTTAATGAAATCAAGGCTGTTCTTACAGGTCAAAAAAGCCCACAAGAAAGCAAACTATTCGAGGATATAAATAAAGAACGGGAACAGGTAGAAAAAAATTTACAAAACACCTTACAAGAATATAACAATAAAATGAAAGAGCTTGCTGATTTTACACAGAAATTTAATGATGCACATAGTAAGATGATTGGTTTGTTTGCATTGATGTTAGGAAAGAGTGATTTAGCAAAGCATACGAATGAGCATTTATTTGATAAGATGAGGGAGTTAGTATTGCATTATCCTGTTGATGTGGTTCCTTTAGCAATGAGAAGTTTGATTACAGGTTATTTTGCAGGGAAGCAAGCGGGTGTAGATACGGATGGTATGAGTGTAGGTGAATTAATAATGATGGGAGAAAATCCTGAATTTGTATCAAAGTTATCTCCAAAAAGTATGGAATTTTTAAGTCAATTGATAGATGCGATGCCACAAATTTTTCAAATGAAAGTAGCACCGTATAAGATATATTTAGACAAATTACAGAATGAAGCAAAAATTTTGGAACAAAGACAAACTCATTTAGATAATGCATTAAACAAATTACTACAACTTGAACAAATGCGATTAGGAAAATTAACAACTTTTGTAAATATTTTATCGTTATTAGAATATAGAGAAGGGCAACTACAGGTAAGAAAAGAAAAATTAGCATTAGACAAAGAAAAAGAAAAACAGAAAGAACAAAAAACAGGTAATGTAATGACACCACAAGAAATAGAAACAATAAAGAAACTTGCGGGTGGAAAATAAAGAAGTTTATAGATTATGGGGCTAACTGATATAATTCACGATTTACGAGTTAAGTTTTTTGGTTATAATGAAAATGATGTATTAAGTTTTATTGCATATCCAAAGAAATCGGAACTAAATAAACTTTTAAAGGACAAGCGGTCAAGAGAACAATTTTTCTCTACAATCAATCAATTAGCTCAAAAGAAAGGTTTAAATCCAAATGTAGTATCACAAGCAGTATCAAAGTATATAATACAAAAAGCAAAGGATAATGATTTAATAAAATCAGAAATTCTTACGACGCCTCGTTTACAAGATTATGAAATGGTCATAGGGATTGATGAATTGGGTAGGTATGCGTTTGGTGAAAAAGATCCTGGGATGGGGTTTGTTCGTGTGTTAGATGCGACCCATGTTGGCAAAAAGATAAAAAAAGAAGAGCATGATAAATTTGTCGCTAATGTAAGGAATACAATACGCATGGCATATCAAGTTGATAGAACAATTGAGCGAATAGATAAAGCATTAGATGTAGCAAGTGATTTGTCATTAGTTTTTGGATTAGGTGGGCTAGCAACGAAAGGAGCATTATGGTTAGGAAAGAGAGTATTAAAAGATGTAGCTAAAGAGACATTAGGAAAGTCGTTACTTGTTAAGGTTGCGAATGAAATAGCATCGCTTGGGATTAAGGCTGGGGATGTAGCATTTGCTGGAAGTGAGCTGGGTAAAGCGGCATTAAATACGGTAGCAAAGGGTTTGCCGTTATCATATTCATTAGACCATTTGGTATTTGGTGGTGGGTCTTTAGCTGGATTTTTAGGGGCAAAAACAAAGAAAGCAAAAGAAGCTATTCAAAAGATTGAGGGGGCACCATATACAACAATAGATGATGTTAAAAGGACAATACATGAAGAAAAAGTTCCATTAACAGGAGATGAGATAGATTTTAGTTCACGAGAAGTTGCTAAACTAATTGCTTCTACAGCACAAAGTGATATAGAAAAAAAAGCAGGGAAGAAATTCTCGCTTGAATATTTGACCAATTTTAATGTTTGGATGACAAGAATAGTAGGTAACTTACAAGATAAGCTGAAAATAAATACATTACTCCTTGCAGATGTTATTAATGAGCCTAATAAATATAAAGCAAAAATAAAAAAAATTTATCTATCACATTTAGATTTCATAGAAAGAAAGTGGGATAAGATAATTCAATTATTTGACAAATTACCTGAAGAAGCTGTTAAAATTGTTAATCAAGATGATGAATTATTTGATTTCTTTAGTATGAACACAAGTAGAGCTCTATATAATAGAGCAAAGGCAATAGTAAAAGACTTAGAAAAAAATGGTATAGAGTTAGACAAAGTAAAAATAAAAGTAGGAGATGAAATTGTAGCCTTACATGGTGGGCATGTATATTCAAATGACTTTATGAAGTTAGTTGATGACTATGTAAGAAAAGTAATAAAGAATGGGCATATAGGAGTTGGTATTGAGTTTTTAGATGAGGCGGGGGAGCAATTACGGGTAGTTGGGTTACCTTCGGTGTATCTTCCTACATCTGATTATAGAAAAGTAATGGAAGTTATTGTTGAAGATGAGGAAGGATTAAAGAAAATATATGTTGATATTCCGAGCACATTATTAGGTGGTGTTGCACAGAAATTTAAAGATGATATTGGAAAGATACACGATTATTTAAAAGAGTATACGGCAAAAGTTAAAGGTTTAGATATAGACCAAGTAAAGCAAGTTAGATATATTTATGACCCAGCTACTCAAATTTTCCCATCTACGCTTGTTAGGGAACTTAATTTATCACAATATAAACTTATTGATGAAGCTTTAGGTATATTTCCTGATGAAGAATTAAAAGAACTTGGTTTAACCAAAGAACGAGCTACTAAATTAGTTGAATTTGGCGATAACATAACTAAAGCATTTAATCAACATCAATTAAGAGCAACAAAAATCGAATTAGAAAAAAGAGTAAAAGAAATACGAAGCACATTAAAAGAACTCTTAGGATATGAACCAAAAGATAAAATACGAACTGACAAATTACTTAACGAAGCACTTGAGCATGCCTCCATATCTACAGATGAAGAATTAAAAATTTTAATTAATCAATATACACAAGAAGTCAATGAATATAGAACACTGCTAAAAGATTTAAAAGCTAAATATACAGATAAAGAAAAAGCTAAACTTGTTGAACAATTAATAAGGTCATTCCAGAAATTTGATACCATTATAGAAAAATTAGGTGGACAACCAATTGAAAACTTAAGGCAAAAATTAATAAAGGAACTTGTATACAAAGAGAAGCATCCGAGTGAGTTTAAAAAATATGGGAAAGGTTTTGTAGATGTAAAGATGTTAGAAGAATTAGATGGAGATTTAGCTAAGGATTATTTTGCAAGGGCATTTGCACGGCAATGGACACATGAAGAAAGATGGTTAGTAAGTGTTGCAAGAAATTTTGATGAGTTAGCTTTAAATGATCCTCTGTTAAAAGAAACAGACTTCATTAAAACTTTAGAGCTCATTCGTGACTATCAAGGAAGAGATACAGCAAGAAGTAAATGGCTTAAGACACTTGGTAAATTTTCAAGAATGTATACATGGATGTTACCACGGATTGCAATGGGTGCTGCTGTTCAGTTGTTCAGTGCTATATCTCAGCGGTATCCAAGTTTTAGATTTTTCCAAGCACCAATTGATGCAATAAAAGAAGTAGTATCAAATCCAGAGCTTAGAGAATATTTGTTCAAACAAATTAAAGAAGAACTGCATGATAATAATTACTTATCGTTTTGGATTAGAGCGGTTGAACCATTTGTACAGACAATTTTCTATAACGAACTACTTAAGAACCCAGAATTCAGAAAGGAAGTATTAAAAGATTTTGGTCATATAGCGATAGAGGGATTTACCTCTACAGATGCTAAGTTATTAGCTGAACATTTAGCTAATTTAATTGATAGTCCTGCGGCGATTTCTCCATTTATGGGTGCAAATTTTGGTAAGTTAGCATATATACAAAGTTGGTTCCCGTATGTTGTAGCACCATTCCAAGTAGCAGTTCAGTCATTTGCTAAAAGTTTTACTTCTCCTAAATATGCTATGAATTTCTTTAAACATTTGATACTTGGTGCAACTATTCTTCCAGCTACTATTACACAATTTAGTGGAGTTGCAGATACAATACAAAATACATATGACGGTTTATCAACGGTTTATCATACCATTGCATCAATTCTTACAGGCAATCCTGAACCAATACAATCATATCTTGAGAAACAAGAACCAGCATTTGCAACTATATGGAAAAATCTATTTAGTAATCTAACTGGTATACCAAGGGATGAATTGACAGGTAGATTGTTCCATGATTTAGGTTTAATGTTAGCTTTACATGGTGATGATGTAGCTTGGCAATATGTTAAGTCAGGACTTGATTTCTTAGAAAAGCATTTAGATTTAGCAAACAAGAATTTATTCTCGGCTGGGTCAGTTAGCACATCATTTGAAGTAACGATGCCTGTAGTGGAAACGGCAATACGGTTAATTAATAATTTAACTGTTTATGAAAAAGAGCAACCACAGCAAGCAGGAAGAGCTATATTGGAAACATTAATGCAAACCATACCGATTGCTAAGAACATCAAATCAGGCATCTTAAGTGAGCTAACTCAATATGGTAGGGTAAGTGATAATAGTGTGCTGAAATATTTTGATGATGAGGACTTAGCAAAAGCGACAGGTCTTGGGTATTTCCTCGGGGTAATGGTTAAACATCCTGTAACGGTAGCAAAGATATTTGATACTATGTTCCTTGGTGGGTTTGGGGAGGCTATAGGTAGAGTATTGACTGGTGAAGAAAAACGAACTTTATTCCTTCCTAAGGTTACCGATGCAAAAAGCTACAGATTGAAAGTTTTAGGTAATGAAGAATATGTGTTGCAATCTTTACGGCAAATTGAGGATCCATATACAAAGAAAAATATTCTCTTACGGTTTGCTAATGTGATGGATAATTATTTTAATGAACGATATATTAAAAAGACAGATAGGTCACCAGAAGAAGAAATTAATATGTTCAAGAGTTATTTAACATTTATGACTTATGATCCGAGTATCTTGGATGAGACTGACCTTAAATATATGATAGAAGTTGCAAATAAAGCTGGATATTACTTTAAAGAAAAATATGGATTAGAAGATCAGCAATTACATGAATTCTTAGCCAAAGCTCTGGATGAATTAAAAATCAGATCAAAACTTAGAAAACAGTCGCCTCGCCCTGAAACGGTATCTCAGGGTTCTTAAATAAATAGTTCCACATTTCAGCCCCTGCCTCGTCTAAAGCTTTGATATAATCATTTGCTTCTTCTTGGCTATCGCATTCTATTTGTATTTCATCATGTATAAGATTAACTATCTTAGCGTCAGGGTATTTTTTTGTAAACAAGACTACAGTTCCCTTAAGCAGTTCGGCTCCTGTGCCTTGGATTGGGAAGTTTAATGCTATGTTCAGATGTTCTGTATAACGGTTTCTTCGTAGGACTGTGCTTACAGAGATGGGACCATTTTTAAGAGTATTCATCGTTGATTGGATATGTTCGGAAACTCTTCGATGATAGGACATCCATTTAGCTCTTAGGAATTTGGTTTCTTCATAGGTCAAAAGGATATTTGCTTCGTATAAAAGTTCTTGTAATGTTTGAACCGAGGCTCCGTAAATTAAAGCGAAGTTGAATTGTTTAGCAATATGTCGTTCTTGTTTGGATATTTGGTCAATTGGTTTATCAAAGAGAAAAGATGCTGTCTTGCTATGTAGGTCTTCTCCATTTCTATAGGCTGTAATAAAGGTTGATATGTAATAAACTTGTCCAGCTAATCTTAATTCTATTTGGGAAAAATCATATTTAAGGAATGGGCTTTTATAGAAGAGATACCGCAGATGCCGTGGAATATTAAGTAAATTAGAATTGGAACAAGAAAGTCTACCCGTGATGGCTCCACAAATATCATAATGACCATATAGTCGTCCAGATGACCCTTTGGTTATCCATTCTTCTAAGTAAGAAATCTCATCTTGTTGCTTTTTGAGGGATAGAATATCATGTATACATTGTTTCAATTTTTCATCTTTAGTAGTTAAGAAATAATAGAGTAAGGTCTGCTTTTGGGCATCAGGTAAGTTAAGTTTTGTTTTAGTTTGTGCAGGTGAAAATGGATTGAATTGATAAGCCCTCTGGAAAGCCATTAGATTTTGATTAAAGACAGGTTTCTTTTCTTGTAGCAATTTAGATATTTCTTCAACATTAACTGGAACACCTCGTTTTTGTATCTGTAAAAGTCTAATCATGAAAGCTTTATCTAAAAGATATACGGGCTTAAATTTCTCATGCTTAGCAATTGTGTGTCGGTAAAGTAAATCTGTAGCATTCAAATCTTCAGTCAAATAATCTTTCAATCGGTTGTCTAATAATCTAACGCCTTTTTCAAGGTCTTTACGAATTTTTGTCTTATCGGTTTTGTATTCATATAACTTAAAAAACTTACACAAATTCTCTAAACCAAATACTCCTCTTTCAGGCTTCTCTATCTTATACTCAACTTGATATGCCTTCATGAATAAATATGTATCATCAAAACAATCTCTATTCGGTGGGATAAAATCAAGTATTGAAAAATCATAAAATAAATTATGCCCTACTATCACATATCCATTGCTTATCAAATCATTTAAAAAATCTTTAAGCTTATCCGCATCTTCAAAATAAAAAAACTTACCATCTACCTTTACACCACCAAGTAATAATCTACCATATAAACCCTGGGTCTCCGTATCAAGAACAGCAACCTTTCTCATCTGTCTTCTCCTTTGGTTGAAAATGTTCACAAGCAGGAAGTAAAGGATGTATTTCGGTTCGTGCATCTTCTAATGTGCATCGCCAATCAAAACTTTTTCTTCTCTGAGCAAACTTACAATCCTTACATTGCTTCTTTGATGCTAAAAATTGTGCTAATTCTTGTAAAGTCATGGCTATCCTCCTATTGCCATTTGTCTGCTATTTCATCTAATTCTTGTGCATGTATCTCTCCAAATTCTTGTTTAATGATGTCTCTAAAGTCATATCCACTTAATTGTAGATACTGTAGGAACTTCTGAAATTCCTTCGGAAATTGAGTAATAAAATTGTTAATTGTGTCTTTATGGTATGGGTCTTGTAAAATAAATTTTATAGGATTACCTTTCACAATAACAAGCCAGAATGGATTTAAGTTCGGTTGCGATACCCAATCCTTTCTATAAACTTTAGTCAAAAAATTGTAAAATAAATGCAACTCTCCATTATAAAGTGTCGTATGTTCTAACATGATTACTCTGTCTATGTTTTTATCGCCTTGATACTTAATCGTGGAAAGCATATCGTTAAATGTAATGAACTCTACTTCTTTGTCAAAAATACACGGCTCAATTAACATATACTCCTTAAACTTCGGTGCTACTAAAATATGCAAAATTTGTTTGAAATAAAAATCAGCTTTTTCCTTATCGTAAAGTTTATGTAGTATAAATTCAAGCGAAAATAAAGTTTTAAGTAAGGGGTCATAATCGTAGACAGCATAATCAACTTCTTTGTATGTTCCTTGCTGAATTAATTTGGCAAGTTCGTCTTCATATTGTTGAAAAATTTCTTGGTAAAGTTCTAACCCCCAGCCCCAATTGTCAGCTAAATGAATGATATATTCTCTGTAAAATTTCTCTATTTTATCAATATAAGATGGGTCTCGATAGCCAACATTAAATGTAATTAATCTTCGCCACATTCCTTCAATTGTAATGAAGGGCACATAATACTTTGTCTCCATTGTAAACATTGCAGGCATAATCATTTCTGTAGCTCGAGAAAAATAAATATTTGCTTTACTAATCCTTCTATTTGCTAAATCATGAACTAATTGCCTCATATATTTGATATCTCTATCATCGTTAACAATAAAATCATCGCCTACAAAAGGTGTCCTAAAATAAGGCAATCTTCTATTCATATAAGCAACTGATATATCATCAGCATGTAAGGTGAAAAAATGGTCTGGTTTCCTAAAAAACAGATTATACAATCGCAAAACAGATGTCTTACCGCAACCAGTAGAACCAATCAAAACAAAAATCGGGTTCATACTAAAACAATCATACCGACGCAAATAAAAAATTGAAAATATCGCTATCCAGCAGGCAAGCTTAAAAATAAAATATTCGTCGGGTAACTTGTATAAAATGTGATTAATTATTTGCTTAAATACTTGATAACTACCGTTTGTCTCGGTATAAAAATTTGAGAACGGATGATTTTCTACAGAAGCAGTAATAAAATTCTTCAATCGTATAATGGGACGAGGTTCGGAATAATACTTAAATCCTAACATATCAGGCTCAATAATCGTAGGAATTTCTCTGTAGAAGAAAGTAAGAATATCTTTGTATCTTTTTTTATCTGAAACTGATAGCATCTCGGCTTCTTTAAATCCTTTTTCAAAGCTCATTTGAACAATAAACTCATCTATTTGGTTTGACCCTGCTACTATTATTTTAGCTTTGCTAACATTTTCGCCTTCAATTTTATTAATTGCAAACCACACGGGATAAAAAAATCTACAGACATACTTTAACTCTAAGCCATCTGTTTGTTCATTCTTCTTGATAGGAATACGGCAAAAATACATCTTATCTACTACTTCAAAACCATCAGGCAAATGGAACGCAGGAAGTATCGGAAGAGTTGCCTTATTGAAATTCGGACAAGTCTGCGGACAACCAAACTCCCGATTAAACCTACGACACGACCAAAATACTAACGGAAAATTCCTGCTAACAAACCAATCAAAAAATTTCTTTGTCTTCTCCCTTGCCTTGTTCGGTGGCTCCTTCTTATATAGACTTGCATTATCTAAAAGCTCCTGTAAAACTTTCCCTCGCTCCTCTTCATTTTTAGCAAAATATTGATAAAGCAAATAATAATACCATATGGCAATTTTCCATTCTGTAAAGCTATGTGTATCCCAAGAATTCAAGATGGTATTCAATACAGAACAAAATGTTTCAGTATATTTCTTGACTGATTTAACATCATATAAAGCATAGTATAAACTCGTTGAATAATCATTTTCAAAATCTACTTTGTTATGTAGAATATTGGTCAGTTCTTCATCTGAGGATTTCTCGTCTATTGCAATGACTTTAGAATACAAATCCCAAAAACTTTCATACCATAAACCTTCATATACAACCAAACCATCGGCTCTGGTATAAAATCCTTCCAAAGGTATCAATTTATCTAAATACACATGAGGTAACTCTTCCTCTATCAATTGTTTAATCTGATTAAAAAATGTAGACAAAAACATATTAAAAGTTGAGAATAAAACATTGTCTTCCTTAATCAAATACTTCTTGCTAAGCCAAAGGAAATGATAGCCTTTTGTGGTTTTTATGACATAAGTTGGTGTATAATTGCGCTTGTTTAATATTTCAATAATTTGATTGCAATCTTGTTCAAGTATATCATCAATATCTATGACCATTAGAAAGAAAGTATCTTCAAGTGTTGACCTACTTGGATAATCTGTGTAAAAACCTGTTGATATTCTAAGCTTAATGTTCCGTGGTTTAAGTTTGCGTTTGGTAAAGAAAGATAACAAATAATTCAAATAGTGATTGTATAAACTCGGCTTAGGACCTTGGAAAACTTTTTTCTCACCGCTTGCTGTTTCAACAAATAAATAAACATTTGCAAACTCTGTTTGATATCTCTGGTATTGGTCAAATATTTTAGCTAATAAAATGTTCTCATTCGCAAAAATTGTATCTCGAAAAAATTCTACTGTTTGACTTAATAATGCATCTGTAATTTCTTGAATTTTATCATTCATCGCTCAAACTCCCCCGCCGTTTTAACTCTTCAAGCACATCACCCTTTCTCTTAAGTATCCGCCAAACTTTAGGGTCAATCCCTTTTTTATCTATCAATCTCTGTAAATAAACTTTATCTTCTTGCCCATACCGCCAAACCCTACTCAATGCCTGCTCATAAGTCCTCCATGCTAAAGGAAGACAAAGAAAAATAATATTCTTATACTTTGTTAAATTAATCCCTTCCGATATACAATAAGTTGCTAAGATAGGTTTCTCCCCTTCCTTCAATGCATACTCTAAATCCTTCTTGTCTTGTCCTGTTAAAAAATAAACATTCTTCCTACCAAGCTTCTTTACTATATGTTGCAATGGCTCAATAAAATAACTAAACACTACAGTCTGTAGGTTATCAGTTATAAAATCAATCACATAATCAATTTTATCCTTTAGCAAAGCATTCTTTCTATACTCATACATAAATGCTTGTAAAATATTATCTCCATCAATTTGTTTATTCTTTTGTTCAATCAAATATCGCTCAGATGAAAAATATTTATCATCTTCTATCAAACTGGGCAATTCTACAATATCTGCACGCTTAACAAAATCAACATATCGCAAGACATATCGCTCAATAAATTTGTCCTTTATTCCAGGTAGAAAATCAATAATGTAATAAAACATCCCATCAATCCTAAAAAATGAATTCTTATATTGAGTAAATGATAACTGATTAAATGGATGATCTGGTCGTAAAATTCTTAATTGACTGTAATAATCTTCAGGTTTCTCAAATGGTGTCCCGCTTAGCATAACTTTATATGTCTTTGTGAACACTTTCATAACAAGCTTCGTAATCTGGGCTCGAATACTCTTTAGCTTATGTGCTTCATCAAAAATAATCAAATTCCAAAACGCTTTATTCAACACTTTCTTATAATGTATCCTAAACCAATCATAGCTTACAATCTCAAAATTATTCAATCTTATACCCCATTTTTCAATCTCTTGATACCATACCTGTTTGACCGAAGCTGGACACATAATAAGCACATTCCGAAAATTCTCAGCTATCTTTAACGCCGTTAAAGTCTTACCAGTTCCCGTTTCCCAAGCTAAATAAGAATACCCTTCAAACTTTTCTATCGCCTTCTGCTGATGCGGTAATAGCATTACTAAGCACCTTTCATATCCTCAAGCAAATTATACAACTCTTCAGCAAGCTGTTCTAAATCTAACTCTCCCGTCTCTTCATACCCCTCAAAATGCTCACATATCTTACAATAGGCACTAATTAACCATTCATTTAATTTTTTCTTGCTCAAATCATCAGTCGCTTGGTCTAATAAATCAGCTATTATTACACTAAACATTCCGCACCTCCTATAAGAAAATTCTCTTTACAGGCTTATATTCAACATATTGTTTTTTAATTTCTTCAGGTATATTATAAAATGCCCGTTGATATTCTGTAATTTTAATAATTTTATCACCAATCTTATAAGTCCCTGCATCCCATTCCTTTAGCTCTTCCCTTAATTCCTTTTCCAATTGCTCATATTGTTTAAGCTTTGATTTAATTGCATAATAAATTTCAAGTTTCTTCATAAAATCAGGGCTTACTTCTACTATCTTAACAGTGGCTTTCGCATCTTCAGGATAACATTGACTATAAAATGGGCAAGCTCGGCATAAATCATATTGTTCAATTGTCTTGGGTAAAGTCCCTTTCTGAAGATGTTCCTTAACATGAATAGCTCTTTCGATTATCTCTTCAATAATCACTTGATCTTTCTCTACATCAAAGAAATAATCCTCTCCAGTCCGCCTATCAATTACATAGAATACCCCATGTTCCCTTTTAAGCAATAAGATATAAGCCTGCATTTGGTAATAATATTTTTTTGTTAATTGATTATCATAAAGACCGAAACTATCAAGAACTTGTTCATTTGCCGTGCTTTTAACTTCTATGAAATCCCCATTTTCAAGAACTATGTCCACTATTCCTTTAATGTCAAGCTCTTCGTCTACCACGGGTAATTGATATGCTTTAACAGGAACAACCTTTAATAATCTCTTCAATGCGACCTCTTCAAATTCATTCCCCACATCAAAGAACTTCTTAGCTTGCTTAACTGGCAATGGTGTCTGCCTCATAAGAACTAATCTACGCTCACAAGGATGCCACAATTCTGTGGGTGGTGTATGCTTCGGGCAATAAGTCTCTTGGTCTTGTAAATTAATAAGTTGCTTTAATTCCTGTGCCTTCATCTATAGCCTCCTTTATAATTTTTGAATCATATACTAATTGATATAACAACGGCTCAACATCCCTTTGAACATAGGGACCAAATGGAGTAAAATAAACTTGAATACCACGATAAGTTAATCTTCTAATCAATGACCCTGCAAGACGCCTACGAACCAACCTTGGTAAAAAACTTGCCCTTTCCTTAACCCAGTCTTTTATAAACAAAAACCTTTCTTTTAAATACTTATACTTCCAAATATTATACCACCATAACAACTCACCATTACTCCAGTTTCTCACTTCATCTTCTAGATACTTTCGCCAATCGCCCCATTCCAAATACACAATCCCCTTCATCCTTAACATCTCAGCCTTCGGAACTTTCAAAGCAATAAAACACCCACACCCATAATATTGATACCCCAGCAAATATCCTATTTCTAATGCTTTCTTTCTTACATCAATCCAAGACCTACAGCCAATTCGAGTATACATTACTTTATTATCTCTTCAATTGTCTTATTTGGTTGCTTATCAAATAATTCCTTGATCACTGTATTAATCACTGCACCTAAACATACTTCTGTCGCTCTTTTCATTGCTCTGGTCTCGGCTTTAGTCAATAAATTATGTAAATTATCAATTCCCTTAAGCTCTGCCCGCTCACAAACTCCCACTCCTTCTCCTCGTCTTATGATACCATTTGGGAATACAACTTCAAGCTCTACCCTTACTAAAGCATAGTCTTCCGTTATTTCTCTCTCAATAATTCTAAAATTATAACCAACAGGCAAACTGCTCAATAAATTAAGTATTCCATCCCGTTTTATCTCGATAATTTCGCCAACTTTCGTTTTAATCTTTGCAAAATCTGTTGGCTTGAGCACTTGCTTGGCTACTTGAACAATCTTATCAGCTGTCGCAATTTCTTTTCTTTCTTCAATAACTTGAACATCAGTCATTGTTTTCCTCCTTTATAAAGTTATCTATTTCTCTAAAAAACTCTTCTTTAGTCTTTCTGCTATCAATAAATAACTGACTTAACAAAATATAAAATGCATTTACTTCCTTGTAAGACTTTGAAACCTGATTATCATCAAGAAATAAAACTGCTTTCGCTAAACTTTCTGCTTTAATACTTTCTAACAAACGACATACTTTCCAAATACATTCATACTCAGTTGAACAATCTGAATAAAATTGTTTGTAAAAATTTTCAAAACTTTCTTTCCATTCTTTAACTAAAACTTCAAAATCATAATATTTCAAGGCATTTTTCAACTGCATTAATTGTTCTTTTAACATTTTAGCCCTCCCCCTCATTTATTATTTCCCAAATCGCTTCCTTAATCAAATCAGCAACAGACCGACCCGTTAGTTCACTAATCTTAAGCATTCGAGTATACATTTCTTTATCCACAGATGAACCAAGCCGTAAAACTTTAGCTTTCCGTTGCCATAATGCATTAACCCCAGTTTCATTAGTCAAATACTTTGAATATTTCTCAAACGCTTTATCCATTGCCTCATCAATCAAATCAGCTATCGACTTATTTGTTCGAGTAAGATACCGACTTATCTGTTGCTGAAGTGCTTCACTTAATCTAAAAACAAAATTCCTTCTGTCTTTCAACATAATAATCACCTCCTTTAAGAATTTATTTTATTATACCATAATTTTTAAAAAAGTCAATACTCCGCTTCTTATCGTGTGTAGTCATTTCTTTTCCTACTCCAATCGCCTCATTTTAAGTCAGTTCTTTTTCTATTCCTGTCCATTCGCTTTGCTTCTCCGCTCCTCCTCTCCTTTTCCAGTCCCTTCCAATCATCTCAAATCAAATTCTAATCAACTCAGCTTCTCTCAATTCCAACTCGTCTCCTTCCCTATCCTAACATCTCCATTTCTTTTTGTCCTTTTCTAATCACATCACCTCCATTCCCTATTTTATCCATCTTCTTTCCTTTCAACACTCCTCCTCTTTTAGTCCTTTTCTGATCACATTACCTCCAGTCCTTTCCACTTCTGGTCCTCTCCTCTCGCAACTTTTTCTATTCAGTGCCTCTCGAAGCGTTTCCTTTTTCGCATCACCTCCTTTCTTCTCCACATTCTAATCTTTTCGTGTTCTATCAAATCGATACCCCTTCAGCTTACTTCTTTTTTACCGATATAACCTTTTTCTTCACATCACTTAACCTCTCAAACTCAACAACTTTAAATCGACCATACTTTGCTCCACGCCAAGAACTCTTACCCCAATTCTCTCCCTTCGTAAAAATATCTAAAATCTGCTTATCCGTAAGTTTACCTCCATACACTTTTACGACAAATTCCTGTTCTAAAGGTAAATCCAACATCTCAGACCAAACTATTGTCACAATATACTGACCATAAGTCCAACTTCTCAATGACCTCGATAACAAATTATCAGGCTCTTTAATCAATTGTCCATCTCTCAAATAAGGTATCAGAAAGTCCCGTTTATAATCCCCCGTTTCTTCAACAGGACAAATATCTACATATCTGGAAATTTGGTTCTTCAATGGTCCTTGCAAATAATGCAATGCCACCTCTTTCATAAAACCTTTAATTTGGTAGTGATAATCAGCTAAAAATCCATCAGGGGTGCGTGCGAAGACTTGTAATCTACTTTTTTGCTCCTCTTCACTTATCCGTAGCTCCTCTTTAGCCTCAAGGTCAGCCTTAATTCTTTCAATTTCTTTCTCTAACAATTGCTTCTCTTCTTCATTTTTTGTTTTCTTTAATCTCTTTTCAAGTTTCTCAAGCTCCTTTTCTGCTTTCTTTATAATATATTGCTGTGCTAAATCTGAAGCTGGGTTCAACGCTAAAACTGGAGTTAAATAACTAATCTTCACATAATACTTGTCAATCTGCATAGCTCACCTCCTTGAATTTTATATTTTCACTTCTTCTATAAACTTGTCTATTTCTTCCAAAATCTCTTCTTTCTTTCTACCTCTTATTAAAATCTCAGACATAACTGCATGACTTATCAACATCAATAAAGCACACTTCTCAACCTTGCTCTTGTCTCTTCCATCACAATAAAAACACTCCTGTGCTAATATCTGACCATACCCACCTTCGAGGACTTGACACGCTCTATAAATATGATCTATCTCCGTCTCACTGTCTAAGGAACGACAAAGCTTCTCAAATTCCTGCTTCCACTCTTTCAATACAGATATAAAATCATTATACTTAATTAACTTTTTCAATCTCTCTAACTTCTTCCTCATCTTTCTCACCTCCTTGGTTTTTTATTAACAAATCATACTTAGCACAAATTCATAATTTAGTTGTCGTAGTTCTTCCTCAGTCAATACCTTCCCTTCTGGCAACCGTGTCTTCAATGCAAAATGTATACATATATCCCCTGATTTAAGTTTGACTGCAATTCGATTGTAAGGAATATTTATACCAATTAGTTCACTAAGAACCGTAGCTGTTGCTTCATGACCCACCGCCGATGTAAAATTAACTTCGGATAAAATTTCCTTAGCATTCATTAAATCAATTTTCTTTAAAAACACCATATAACGATCCTTCTCATTAAAATCAACAGGCACAATAAGAGAATTTAACACATAAAACATAGTCCACACCTCCTCGCTTAATTTTTTGTTATTACTTCAACCAACGCTGTATACTGTCCATATCTTCGCATCCAACTGTAACAATTGACAGCTAAACCTTTTGACTTCGAAAACTTCCAATCCATATCATACCCTACATCATTTTCTTCTTCCACTAACCTAAACGCCACTTCAATGACTTGTTTCCCTTCAATAGTAGGTCCTATTTCCTCACCATCATTTAATTTATCACTTACCCTATAACTCGCTTTCAATGTAAAATTATCAGTCCATATCAACAAATCAGGTTTAAATCCAAATATTTCCTTAAACTTTTCAATAAGGTTTTGTTTCCTTTCTTCTTCCTTGACCGCATTCTTTGTTTTTCTAATCATCTGCTCCACCGCTTCTATTACTTTCATAGCTTACCCTCCTTTTAATTTTTAACTTCTTCAATACCAAATCTCTTACTTTATCTTCTCCTCGCCATTCCCATAATCGCCTTCCCTCTTCGGTAAACAATAACTCAAATAGCTTGCCCTCCTCAATCGCTCGCTCTACAATCTTTTCAATGCAAGCCTCAGGAAATAACCTAAAACTTACTGACATGGCTTCACCCCATACACTCTTATGATAGGTAAACTGTCTAAAATCTGCTGTGCTTTTTCTTGTGCCACTTGCCACTTATCGAAAATTTCTCGGTTTGCTTCTTCTAAGTCTTTCCATAAATTTTTTTCTTGCTCCTTTTTGTAATAAAGCCCCCTCGCTATTTCTCTTGTCATTCTTTTAAAAGCTTCCTCATAAGTCTCAAATGCATTGCTAAACCAAAATAGGGCTACCCCTTTTTTCTCACTAAAGTATTGTGGAAACTCCAACTCATATTTTCCTTGCTCTGTAGAAAGAACAATCTTTTCCCCTTGCAAACGCTTAGCTAAAAAAACAGCCTTTTCTATATCTAATCTCAACTGTAAGAATTGCTCGTAATCCTCTTCATACGCAAACTCAATAATAAGAAACGGATGATACCTGTTCGACGCATCAATGATGCTCCATATTACCTTCAATTTTTTCATAACTACACCTCCTTTACCTCCTAATCAACCGCTTTAGTCTTCGAATAATCCGCCAAATAATACCCCGACGCTTAAAAAAATCCTCACGCTTCATAAACACCAAACGACCATCCTTCCATATAGTAATATACTTAAGCTCTTTCATAACTCTACCTCCTCTATATCATAGTTTCCTTTAATGTAGTATCCTTTAAAAAAATTTTCCGAAGAAAAGACCCACAAACCGCTCAAATATTCCCATACCGTCTCAAAATCTCTATCCTCTTCATCTTTCTTTAAATTTACATAGCTATAACTCCCATCTACAAAATAAAATCGTATTTCTCGCTCTTTATCATTCTCCATAAGCTCAATAAACTTAACATTCTGTAGATTAACAATCCTTTGACCAATTTTGACTAATACCATACTTGCCACCTCCTCTTTAGTTTTGTTTTTTATTATACCATAAATTTTTAAAATGTCAATACCCTTAGCAAGTGCCATAGTGATCAAATCAAATAATTAACCAACCCCTCAATATAATGCCCGAGTGATTAAGCAAGCTCCGATATGAATTTTTAAACAGACCACCGAATAGCATGCCTACTGGACCCGTGACCCCGTAAATAAATAATAATCTTGACTAAACAATAAAATAATTAAACAATAAAGAAACCCAGGGCTTGACCGCCCCAGGTTTGGATTATTTAGGAAGATTTCTTTTTAGAAAAAGGGTCAATAATGATCGCACAGAAAGTTTGTTTCTTAGTTTGCTCAATTGTCTTGTTAAGCTTTTCTTTAACTTGATTTTTAAGCTCTTCATTAGTCTTTACAACCTCTTGAGTTTTAATTTTAACCATAACCCACCTCCTTAAGAGTTTATTTATTCTACATACTCTATACAATTTTTACAAATGATCGCACCCCCTTAATTAATGTAAGGATTACTAATGAACTTGGATTTCTTTTTTAAAACAATGAACGACCGCTCTTGATAATTCAAATCATCAACCAACCGATCGACCGCCACATCAAAAAACACCTTTAAAAAATCCAATTCCAACCTCGACAACTTGACCCTTGATAAATCTAACATCCAAAATGACCCTTTTAATAACTCATGAACCCTCTCTAACATCGCTCAACCCCCTAACCTTTTTCTTTTTAATATACCATATTTTTTAAAAATGTCAAGACAGAATGTCAGAATTAATAAACTTATAAATAAATATTCTTTACCTGATAAATTAACTTTGACAACTAAACAAACCCGAACCAACCCGACCGATAAACCGACCTAAAATCTTATTCTTGACCAGATAAATAAATAATTGAACAAATAAAAACCCAGGCCTCAAATCGAAACCTGGGCATGAGGATTAATCTATGATTGATATACAATCTTTACAATAGATTTGTTTAGTCAAGCCTTCTTCATTCTTCAAAATAAAATATTGATCAAGAACCGGTCGCCCACAATTGTCACAAAACTCTTTGATCTTTTTCCTACAATCATCACAAAACCAAATACCATGAATATCATCAAATTCTCCTTTAAACATATTAATCTTTGCTCCACACAAATAACAAACCCTTTTCAAATATTCTTCATAATGTTTAAATCCTATCACCATACCCATAACCACACCTCCTAAGTGTTTTTTACTCTAATATAACATCATTTTTTAAAATGTCAAGTCCCCTAAAATCCAACTTATAACCAATTATCAAATTTACCCTCGCATTTCCTAATCAATCCTTTAATTTTTCAATTTTTTCAAATATACAACCAAACCCGTAACCAACCTAAAACTGCCTGCCCTTACCCGTAAACAAGCCCGTAATCAACTATACCCATAACCTAACATATACCCCTACCCATACCTTGACCTCTACCCTAATATGCTAATTTAGAATTATTCTAATTTATAGGAATATATGAGAAGAGATTTTCGCTCAAAAATTTTTTCTATACACTTTCCTAATATTATGTAAAATTGACAAAAATACTAAAAAATAAAGTAGAAACTTCTCTTCTCATATATTCCTCTACTTTATAAAAATTCTAAACAAAGAATAATTCTTTATTACTAATGATTATTGCTCAAATCTTACATAATTTGAGATACTTACAAAGCACCCAATTCTTGACCAAATTGTATTGTTTATATGTTTATAAATTTTTATACTTAATTGTTTATAAGTTTATATGTATATTTATTTACTCAAGTATCTGGGAATTGTGTACAAAATTGTAAAATCTTATATTGTTGACTAAAGAATATGATAATAGACCTGGGTAGGCGACCGCTGAATTGTTGTATTCTTTACTTGATAATATGATTATTTGCCTGGTGACCGACTGATAATTTGCTATAGTGTCTTAGTGATTAAAAGACCGCTGAATTGAAAAGTTGATTTGTTTACTAAAGAATAAAAGAATAGAAGAATAAAAACAGGGGACCCATAACGGATCCCCTATGGAATAGATTTAGAACTTGCAATATTCTTTTATTAACCAATTAATTACTTCGATTCTTATTTCAAGTTCAAGTTCCAATAAACGATCACAAATATAAACTGATAGAGCCCTTTCTAATGCTTTTTCATAATTACCACCAAGAACTTGAATAACACACCCCTCTTTTAACTCATTACATACTTTTTTTGATACTTCACCTTGTAAAATTAACTTATAAACTGCTTTCTCAACGGTTGACTTAGAATAAGTTTCTTCCAAAAACCTCATCCTGTTAATAAAGTTGTTAAGCTCTTTTTGCCTTTTCTCTTCTTTCTTCCGACAACTAATTACTCTACCCATAACCGCACCTCCTTTTTAGGATTTTTACTTACCAATATAACCACAATTTTTTAAAATGTCAAGTATCCAAAAATCGGATTTTTAAACCATTAGTTTATTTGCTTTTTTATTTTTTTATCCATTCTTTCATTTTCTTATTTTTTCAAAAATTCTTTTGTCTGCCTATCTATTCTATTTAAAACTTTTTTGTCCTTAAAATTATTCAAATTAGGAACCAATCAAGATAATTTTATATTCCTCGATAAATAAATCAACAAATAAACTATCACCTGGAAGAACTATTATAAGATTAGACTAATTATCAATTCGATTTGCTAACAAATGTTGGGTTGGAATAATTATTAGATTGAAATTAGAATGATTATAAGGTTGGACAAATTTTTGGGTCGGCGGAGAAGTAAAAAGCCCCAGCGGGGGTGGGTCGCCCTCGTATGTCGTTTATGCCGGGGGTAAGGTGGTGGGGTTATTGGTTTGGTTGTTGATTTGTTTATTGATAGGTTTGTTTGCGGAGTTGTTTATGCGGGGGGTTGGTATATAGGTTTATTTGTGAATTTGTTTACAGGTCTATTTGTAGGTCTGTTCATGCGAGGATTAAATTATAGATTTGTTTATAGGTGTGTGCGGGGCTTGATTTTTAGGCAAGTTGGTGTATAATTAGAGCATATTATAAATAAATGGAAGGTGGGGTATGAGCCAAGGTGAAGTGGTAGGAGTGAAGCCTGGTGATTGGGTTTTTGTTGTGAATAAGGAGAATGGGGAAGTTGTTAGGGGGCGTCGGGTGCAGTATGTAGGAGAGGTAGAGAAATTCTTTTTGATAAAGATTCCTGTGGTAATGAGGCAGGGGTTAGAGTGGGTTGTATGTTCTTTTGATAAAGAGAAGTGGGATTTGGTAAGGGAGCCTGAATAATGTAAGGGGGTGATTTATGGGTCGTAGGAGTAAGAAAGTTGATGATTTTTCTAATAATGGGGATGTTAAGGAGGTTGTTGACGAGTTTGTTGATACGTTATTTGATGATATTCGGGCTGAGCTTCGGGACATATTGACTGAGTTAGAGATATATCAGCGGACATGGATAGTGCCTTGGTTTGTGCAAAGGTTGCTCAATGATTTGTATATTAGGTTAGGGTTATTGTTGGACAAGTTGGGAAGGAGTATGTAAGATGGGGAACAAGAAGAAAGAAAGTCTTATGCAAACATTGAAGAAGGTTTGGGCATTGCGTAAAGAAGAAAGGGCTACAAAATCTGTAGAATTTATTTCATTGGCACAATTATTAAAGAAAAAATTTAAAGATATGCCTGTGGAATTAGAACCTCAAGATTGGGATTTACCGTCAGCTGAAGTAATTATTGATGTTGGAGGGTTGCCTCATATTTTAAATTCAGATAGGCAAGTTGATGAAGAAAATAAAATTTTACCTTTTGAAGTATGGTGGGGCTGTGTGTATCCTAAGAAACGATTATTTGTATTAGAATTTTGGCATTTATTCCCAGATCCTTTTGGTTTTGCTAAGTGGGCTACTACTAAAACTTTTGAAATGTATTTATCTCCTGGGAATATTAGAGATTTGATTGCAATTTTACAAAAAGGTTTGGAATATTTAGAAAAGTATAGTTCAGATAAGCAAACAAAATAATTTTTTACTGCATCGATACGGCTGGCAGTTCGGTTGATGTTGATTGGATTTCGTGTTTAATAGTTTCGAGATCGAGTTTATGGAGTATGAATAGTAGCAGGTCTTTAGGTTTGATTTGGTAGGTGTCCTGGATATATTGTAGGATTTCGAGTGCTATTTTAGTATCTTCGTTGATTGGTTTGAGTTTTGATTGTTCGAGGTTTTGGATGGCTTGAGTTCGTTCGATTAGGTTGACGAGTTTCTCTTTGAATGTGATGATTTGGTTGAGGTTCTGTAGGGCTAAATTTAGTTCGGTGTCATCATAAGCTAATTCTTTAGCACGGATGGCGAAGATGTGTTCGAGGTCTTGGCAAGCCTTGAGTAAGGCGAGAAGAATTTTGGTATTAAGTAATTCTGGATTTATTTTGTCGAGGGTTAGTTGGTTTGATTGTTTATCGAGTTGTTTGGTCATGGGTTAGTCTCCTTGGTTGTTCCTCATAAAAGTTTTATTCCGCTTTCTCGGGTATTTGTATGCCAGTTAGTTCGGATAGGAGTTTAGGCATGTCGATGTTCTCCATAGATGGGTGTTTAGATAGTTTAGAGATGAGGGCAAGGAGTTCGTTAATTTTCTGTTGCTGTTCGAGTTGTGCTGGTTGCATGGCTTGGAGTAGTTGAGCTAATTTGTTGACTTCTACTATGTCTGGCGGTAGGTCGAGTGTGTAGAGGATTTCGTGGATGAGTTTCTCGATGTTAAGGATGGGTAAGAGGTTAAGTTGACCGAAGAGTTCGAGGAGGGCCATGATTTTCTCAAGGCGTTCGTTCTTCTGGACGACATTAGTAAAGCCACGGATTTTAAACTTGATTTGTGAGAGAACATCATCGGGAGTAATAGTAGCAAGTAGGTTCAATTCTTCAGGTGTAAGAAGTTGCTGTAAGTTGGGTGCTTCGTATTTGATAATGTAGTAGAGAAGTTTGGTAAGAAGTTGGGAGATGAATACAGTTTCTAAGCGTTCGATGAAGATGGCAAGGGTCATTTGGGTTTGCTGTGTCTTAAGAGAGACTTCCTTTGCTGTTACTCTTGAACGAGAGGATGGAAGACCCATGATAAATTCTGTGATAGCGGAAACATTTGTAGCTTCATTCTGAATAAGATTGCGGATGGGCAAGGCATTAGGGTCAAAGTTTGCAAGTTTGATTGGACGGACTGCTTGAATTTCACCACCGCCACGGGTATAAAAAATTTTCCAAGGTTTCAATTCATCAGATAAACTATCCTCTTCAATAACTGTCGTATCAACTTCGAAACCAAGCGTTAGATTAACTAATGCACTATCTAATATGGCACGGGTTAGAATGGTATCTTGAACATAATAAGGATAAACTAAGTCAGCATAGGATACTTGTGTGTTAATGCCATATAGAAATTCGACGACAAAGGGGGTTATTTTATCGGGCATTATTTCGGCGTTGATGAGCTTGGTTTTGTTAAGAATGGTGTAAAGATGTGGGGCTATGATATCATTAGGTAAGAAAACAATACCATAGAATTTATCAATGCGAACGACTTTATCATCGTAGACTTTCTGTAAATATGTGAGGACCGAATATTCTGGGTCATCTTGCGGTGCTATGTAAGGTTTAATTTGGTCATATGTTAGATTATATCTTCGTATGGCTTCAGGTATAGGTAAGTATTCAGTGATGCAGACATAATTAAGATCAGGAGTGATTTTGGAATGTAAGGGATTAATGACTTGTAGGTCTAAACGTTTGAGGTCTTCGTTATATGTGAGATAAATAAATCCGTAGCCAGATAAGAGGCTGTAGAAGAGAACTTTAGATAGAGCATCTTTGACATTGAGGGTTTTGATGTAATGCTGAAGGATTTTGGTTAGGAGGATTTGTAGTTGTTCGTTGTCGGTATCGATGGTGAAGAGGTTTTCGAAGGCTTTTTCAAGGAAGGAACGAAGATAGAAGTAGGCAAAGAAGATTTTTTGGTAGAACATTGAGGAAAGGAATTTTGATTGCCATTCGTATGGTGGATCTGGGATGTTAGTTTCGCCGTTTAATTCTTGCATGTATCGGATGAGTGATGTGAGCCTACGGGAATAAGCACTTTCAACGGATAACAATTGACCTAACACATAGCTTTCTATATCAGGGTAGTTGTAAATTTGATTATTGACTGATAAAATCATATATAACCCCTTGTAAAAGTTTGTTAATTTATTATAATACAAACAGGAGTATTTGCAATATGCTCTATACTAAATATCGAAAGATAAGAAAGGCTGAGATAACTGGAACTTGGGGGGATTTCGATACATGGGAAGATTTTGGAGAGACTTGGGGTGAATGGGAATATGAATGGCAAAGTTATACATTTGCTTGGTTAAAGGTTCCGTATGAGATTAAAAATGCATTAAGAAAAGTAGATTGGATAGGTTATGAAGGGTTAAAGAAGTATTTAGGAGAATTATTACCTGAAAGTTTCTATAGGCGATGGGGTTGGTCTAAGTGGGATGAGATGTTTAAGGAGAAAATTTTTGCTGTAGTATTTGGCTCATTTGTTGAACCAATAATTATTAAACAGATTAATTTAGCAACATATTTAAAATTTAAAGAGTTGATTGAGATATTATTACCAATGGCAATACAGATTAATATATTTATATCAACTAGTGATAGTTCTAAATTAATATGTTCGCAACCACAAATATGGTCAATAACATAAATGGTAATTGTGTATCTGTAAATATAAGAAAGGATGAGCTTTTATTTGAAACTCCAATTATTATTGATACGATTAATGTAGCGGGACATGTGTTTGAATTAACTGATTGTGCAACAAGTGATAAGTGTATTGGTGTTTATGATAAAGCAGGGCAACGAGTTGTGTATATTGATATCAATGGTAAGCAAATATTTGAGTATACAGGATATAATGATGTGGTTGGGCTGATAGCGTATAAAGATAATTTATTAGTTATTCGGAATAATGCGATAGATAAGATAAATGGGGCGACAAAAGTAAGCAAAAGTTATGCAGGGCGTAATTTCATTGGTGTAGCTTTGTATAATCCATTTTCTATTTTACTTCTGGAATATACAGATGTTCCAACAGTTCAATTTTATAGTTTACAAGAGTTTCTTGAATTGAGCGATTTGATACCGACCACATTTATGAGTGTGTATATACCTTCGAGCTTTTATGATTATCATAATTTGCTTGTTAAGGACGGGTTGATTTGGGTAAGGGGTCAGAATGGATTGGTTGGATTAAGTTTGCAGATGGTGGGCAATGCGGGGATTTTGTTTAATATTGAAGTGTTCTATAATTCGTTTAGAGAAGTATTTAAAGATAAGCAATTAGACAAATGGCATTTTAGGAAGTGTTATAATCATAAGGTTTTTATGTTCAGTCATGAAGAGACTGGACAGTTTATGTTTTTAGTTGATGATGATGTATATTTTGGAGATTTAGCGATTTTTGTAGATAGGGAATGGTTTTTTGATGCATCTGAAAAAGTTTTTTATAGGTATCAATTTACAGATGAACCGACAACTTATCAATATGATAAATGTTATGTCAATCTATTGTTTGATTTTGATTATTTGCAGAGATTTCAGGGGTTTTATTATGATGTAAAGAAATGTAGGGAGCGTTATATTATGTTTAATGTTGTTGCAAATTATCGAGGAGATGAGCAGTCTTTGGCATTTAATTTACCTCTTGACGAACATAATTTTAGATGTAATTTATATGGAGAGGAGTTCAGCTTGATATGGTATTTACCAATTGCAACCAAGATGAAAATCGCAAAAATAAACTTTAACGAGGTGGCGAAATGAGAATAACATATAAAACTGGTGCTGATTTAATTACGCAAGCTTTCAATGGAACACAAATTGGTTTATTTGATGTAAATCAAAATGAGCTGTCTGGTAATGGATATAGTAGACAAACTTTCCCTGGGTTTACTTATTTAAATGAAGATAATACGACTTTTTATTATGTGAATTCAAATACAATAATATTTCCTGTAGCAACTGCAAATTGGTCTGATGTGTATTATATTGGTTTGATTTCAAATAATCAAGTTGCTTTATTAATTTCTTTACCAAGTCCAGCAACTGTACGAACAGGACAACAATTAATATTTTTAGCAGGAATGATTGAATTTCAAATACCTAAACAGATAACCTAATGGAGGAAATGAATAATGCCATATGTTAAAAATCCAATAGTTTACCCGAGTGGTAAAGTAAGTGAACAAACAGCACAAATAAATACTAATTTTTCAATTTTAGCGGATGCATTTTATAATTCCGATCCTGAAAATAGCCCAATATATCGAGCTTGTTATGTAGGAATTACAGCACCATTAAATCCAAAAGTAGGTCAATTATGGGTCGATACATCAGTTGCTCCACCAGTAATAAAAGTTTATAATGGAACAAATTGGTTAGAAGTAAAGCCTGCAAGTGTAGATACACCATCAACTCCATATATAGGTCAATTTTGGTTTGATACAACTGTTTCACCGCCAGTATTAAAAATATATGACGGAACAAATTGGCAAGTAGTAAATGCACCATATGAAGGAAATACTGCACCATC